AGACAACTATTGGAGTGGCGACATGGGAGTGTGTGCCATATACGGACGAGCATTAAGTGCCGATGAGATACAACAAAACTACAATGCTTTAGTTTTAGCCAATATATATTCCCCAGTGACCAGCAAGTTGGTTCTTTATTATGATCCTGCCAACACCGCAAGTTATCCAGGCACAGGCACCGTCATCAACAGTTTAGCATCGCCAAACTTGGCCGGCTCCATGAGCAACATCACCTATACTGATCCTTACTTTGCCTACAACGGAACATCAAGCCAAGTCAGTGTCACTGACACAGCCGCTCTAGAGCCCGGTGCAGGTTCGTGGACCATGGAAGTATGGGTAAATCAAACAGCCGCAGGTAACGATGTTGTGCTGGGTAAATTTGATCCAGGTGGGTTAACAGTTGATGTGAGTTATAGCATACGAACTACAAATACTTCTTACTATGCTCAATTGGGTAGCGGTAGTGGCTCAGGTTCTACTTTGTTTGTGAACAGCACAACCTTTGTGGGCACACTGAATACATGGTATCAATTGGTTTATGTGTTTACCAACGGTGGCACTCAAACATTACAAACATTTGTAAATGGCACAAGTATTGGCACAGTTAATCATAGTTTGGCCAGCATCTTAAATACTTCAAGCAACTTGTATATTGGATCATACAATAACGGAGAATTTGCACAGTGGTTTGACGGTAGAATAGGTATAACCAGATTATACAACACCGCACTCACTAGCGCACAAGTGCTACAAAACTACAACGCCGACAGAGCAACCTACGGATTGTAAAACGCCATAAATATCAAGAACAAGGATTAGCATGTCAAGAGAAATCATCAACGTAGGAACTGTGCCCAATGACGGGACTGGTGACCCGTTACGTACTGCCTATATTAAGTGTAATAACAATTTTGCCGAGCTGTACAGCAGATTGCAAACTGAAGTTCCTGCGTCGAGCCTGGGTACCGCTGGGGACCTAGCAGGCATGATAGCCTACGATGCCACTTATTTTTACTATTGCTATCAAGACTATGATGGCAGTAGTGACATTTGGAATCGAATTCTAGGATCAAGTTTCTAAATGGCACAACCAGTTTGGATCACTAAGCCTGGTAGTTTGGGTGTGATTCCTGAGGGAATATTCTATCAGGTCACTTTACAGGCCTATGACCCCGATGAAACTGACGTATACTATATAATGATTGCTGGGTCCTTGCCTGATGGTGTACAATGTACAGCCAATGGCCTGCTTGAAGGAATCCCTAAAGCAATTGCCAGTCTTCAAGGTGTTCCCACTGAGGTGAGCAGAGATGTAACTTCAACGTTTACAGTAAGAGCCTATACTGAAAAGATGGTCAATGGCCAGGAAGTCATTGATAGAATTGCTGATCGAACATTTAGCTTGACTGTGACTGGGCAGAATGTGCCTGAATTTGTCACACCTGCTGGCAATATTGGAACCTACTACGATGGCACAGAAATTAGCATACAAATTCAGACCAGTGACCCGGACCCAGATGATTCCGTATCAATCAAACTGCTGAGTGGTGCACTGCCACCCGGGGTATTTGTATCTAAAACTGGCTTAATTTCTGGACTTATACAACCCCTGGTGGGTCCACCAGGTACGGCAGCACCAGGATTTGACTCTACCCCCAAGGATGAATATCCAAACGACTTTACTCTTCGCAGTGCCAGTAAAAATTATCAATTTGCATTGGCTGTAACTGATGGAAAAGACAGCAATGTCCGCACCTATGAAATTTATGTCTACAGCAAAGATTCAATGAGTGCTGATACCACAGATTTTACAGCAGACAATACATTTATTACAGCCGATGTTGTTCCTACTCGAACTCCAGTGTTGATAACGCCATCGGGCAGTCTTGGCAACATACGTGCCGACAACAACTATTATTTTCAATATCAATCTGTGGATTTTGATGGCGATGCTGTGGAATATCTCATCACTGACGGGTTGTCAACTTCACCACCCCCAGGCATCAGTTTAGATTCTGATACTGGCTGGCTGTATGGTTACATACCAGATCAGGGAGTGACCGAAACAACATACGATTTTTCTGTTCAAGTTCGCAAAAAAGAACAGCCATTGATTATTTCTGAGCCAGTTAGTTTTTCCCTCACAGTTGTGGGCAACATTGAAACTGATGTGACATGGCTAACCGATCCCAATCTGGGAACCATTGATAATGGTGCTGTCAGCTTGTTCACCATTCAAGCCATCAACACCGGAGGTCGTGCCCTGGAATACAGATTGGTAACTGGTACCAGCAGTAAACTACCACAGGGATTGACCTTGCTGCCTAGCGGCAACATTGTGGGGAAGGTCAGCTTTAATACCTTTGCACTTGATGGCGGCACCACAACGTTTGACGTTAACTTAACTACAAGATTAGAAGTAGACCCCACAACATTTGACTTGACTTGTAGCTTTGATGTCAATGCTTATGCACCTCAAACCGAACAGCTTGGATTTGAAGTTTCAGGAATTGTTGTCACTACTGGCGGCACAGGGTACGTATCCCAACCAACTATTACAATATCAGCGCCGCCGCCTGGGGCCAATGCTATTCAGGCCACAGCAGGTGTGGCTACTATAGTAGGTGGTGTGATCACTGCTGTGGCAGTAAACAATCCCGGACGTGGTTATATAACGCCACCCACAATCACCATCACCGGTGGTGGTGGGTCCAATGCACAAGCCAGCTCTCAATTAATACAGTCTACAATAATTAATTCTGTGAGTGCAGTCAGACGTTTTACTATATTAATAAATCGAGCATACAACACCCCGTATGAAAGTCTGTACATTCAGTGCATGCCACCACGTGTTGACCGTGAGTTGATCAGCAACCTATTAGAAAATCAAGCAATCATTCCCAGAGAATATGTTTATAGACCTGATGACTCAAATTTTGGAGTTGCCCAGGATGTGGTGTATGTACATGCATATGGATTAAAGCCAGCCACGCTTGATACATATTTCCAAAGTTTACAGCTAAATCATTATTGGCGTAACTTGACTCTGGGGGAAATAAAAACAGCTCAGGCCCTGGATGCCGCAGGCAATATAATATACGAAGTTATTTACAGTCAAATCATTGATGATTTGGTAAACAACCAGGGTGTCAGCGTGGGCAAGGAAGTTGAATTGGCCTATCCCGTTGTCACCGAAAATTCCAACGAAATAACCCAGGTGTATCCAAACAGCTTGCCCAACATGCGTAACCAGGTGATCAGTACTGTGGGACAAATCACACCTGGACTACCATTATGGATGACCAGCAAACAAAAGAATGGGCAGATTTTGGGCTTTACACCAGCTTGGGTAATTGTCTATATCAAACCAGGGCAAAGCAGTCGTGTGGCCTACTACATTGATGAAAACATTGGAGAAAGCCTGAACACTGTGGATTTTGAAATAGATCGCTATGAACTAGATCGCAGTCAAACACACAACTGGGATCCAACTCTTGAACGCTGGATTCCAAGTCCACCGGAAGCAACAACGTTTGATAATTCTACAACCTATTTTGATTATAGAAACACAACATTCATAGCGCCGGCAGATCGTTGGACCAACACTGCCACCTTTGATAAATATCTAGCTTTCCCCAAGATCAATATTTTAGGATAAATTATGACCAGTGCAATAAACCCAAACAATATCAACGGTGCTTACCCAGTAGCTGGGCAAGACAATGACAGTCAAGGCTTCCGTGATAATTTTACAAACATTAAAACCAACTTTACCTATGCCAGTGACGAACTCACTGACTTGCAAAGCAAAGTTGTTTTAAAATCCGCTCTCAACGGAACAACTCTCAACAACAACATGGCAGGGTCACCGCTGTCAAATGCTCAATTGATTGGGGTCACTACTCCGTCCCAAGCCCTGGGCACTGTGTCCGGCGACCAAACTCTTAATTTTGCTGCCGGCTCTTACTACACATTGACCACAGCTGGCAGTGTGAGCATTGCTTTCAGTAACTGGCCTGCGGCTGGACAAGTGGGCACTATAAATCTACAAGTAACAGTCACCAATGTGGCCTATACATTGACACTGCCCAGTAGTGTCACAGTGGGCGTTGACAATCTTCAGGGATTTGCCAGCAATGTTATAACCTTTAATCAAGTAGGAATTTATGAATTCCAATTTGTGAATTCTGAAGGACCGACATCAACAGCAATCAGTGTGTTTGACTTAAATCGAAATAGAGATCCAATATATTTGCCCAGCAGTGAAGACCTAACAAATGCCGGAGCCATTGATTTGGGAGTCACTGTCAGTTATTTCACCACTTCGGGGGCAGAAACTGCTACCCTGGCAGCAGGGGTCAATGGCCAAATAAAAGTATTGGCCATGGTTGGCATTGTTGGCAACATGGTTATTACGGTCACAAATGCTGGATGGCAATCTTCAGGCACCGGCACAATTACATTCGCTGCCATTGGACGAGCCTGCACATTACAGTATATCAATAACAAATGGTTCTGCATTGGTAATAATGGTTGCACTTTTGCCTAAACCCCTTGATCTTTATTGAGGTTTCTGTTAGACTAGTATTATATGGAACATCCGTTAGTACAAATCGATTCAGAGATCTCAATTGACGATTTAACAGAAAAAGTCAACGAACTCACACGCAAATTGGGCATTGCCTATCGAAGTGGCAATCGCAATCTTGCATCACAGATAACCATGGCTTTGGAAACTTACAAAAATAGGTTGTCAGAAAAGCAAGAAGAATTATACAACAACCGCAACAAAAACTCACCAGATTTTAGTAATAAAATAAATGTATCATGAATGTTAAATTAAGAAAAGTATTTGACTTCGCCACCGGGATTGTTTATAATAGTGAGTTCCATGTAAATCATTACACAGCATCGGTATCAATGACCACTGTCAGTGATGATCCCGACGAACACAACATTGCTTATGAAAGAATGAAGTGGTGGATTGACTTTGTGCTAGGCGACAGCATCATCATCAACGAGAATGATCCACTACTGGCACAATGGATGGCCACCGAACAGCGCATATTGGTCCTGCCTGACCAACCTGTGGATCAGCTAGTTGGAATCATGATGTATTTAAAATTGACAGCAATAGTGGAAGGTAGAATCAACATTGACAGGATTGACGTCGAAAGCACTGTGGGCGACAACATTGAGTACATACACTATGCAACTGAAAATCTTGGGCCACTATCCATAGATGGTTGGTGGAAAGATGCAGGCCCAACTTGGGCTGGAACAAAGAAAAAACGCAGTCGAAACAACAATGTTATAAAATTAGACAGATCCAAGGAGTGGGCTGAATTAGATTTGTCATTTGACAAAGACACTGATCCCACTGACAAAGACACTGTTGTTTTTATTGATTTTGTAAAAAATGAAGAAAAATAAATTTGGTGAGATGATATT